AAATAACGGATCAGGCGGCAGTAATCAAACTACTACAGCTTCGTCAATCAGCGGATCTACACCGGCTACTGGCACTAATGCAACAGGGTCCGGAGCAACAGCCTCAGGTGCTATTGTAGTTACTCAGTTTTCAAGACAAGAACTTTTAGAAAATCCATTAGCATTAGAAGCGGCAGCAATTCAGCTATATAAAAGAGACTATTTAACTAGCGGTGCAGTGGGTGGCGTTAATAATTATATACAGTCGTGGCAAACATTACCTGATGCTCGTAAACAAATTTATAAAGACAAAGCAATAGAATGACAAATTCAAATTTACCAATTCAACCAGTAACTAAACGTTCAGATAAAGAAGTTAATCTTTATTTTGATAGATACTTTACAAAACCAATTAATGTTTCGTCTAACGATTTAGATACTGTAGTTGCATTTTTTGAAAGTCGAAATTTTGATACCAGTGCTGCAACATCAGTTGCAATAGTTCTGCTACAACAAGCAAAATTAGATAATATTAAAGTTTTTAGATTAATTGAAACACTTAAAGGTCTTCAAGATCTACAACTAAGTGTAGTAGTAGCAGAAGTACTTAACTATAATAGAAAAAGAACCAGCACACTGGGTTTTAAACGCGAAATCGTTGCCGATAAAGCAGAACGTAGAAATATTTTAATATAATATGTCAAAGTTTGCCCAGGGAAAATTTGCTCTAAAAAACCCTGAAAAATATATAGGCACGCGAACCCCAACTTACAGAAGCAGTTGGGAATTTGCTTTTATGAAAATGTGCGACGAGCATCCTTCAATTACAAAATGGGCCAGCGAAGCTGTACAGATTCCTTATCGAAACCCTTTAACTGGAAAATACACAATATATGTACCTGATTTTTTTATTTCGTATGGAGATAGATCAGGAAAACAATTTGTTGAACTTATAGAAGTTAAACCAGCTAATCAAACTCTAATAGAAAAGGTTGGCAAAAGTCGACATAATCAAGCAGCATGGGTAGTTAATCAGGCTAAATGGGAAGCGGCATATGCTTGGTGTAAACAACAGGGCATTAAGTTTAGAATTATAAACGAGGGAGATATGTTTCATCAAGGTAGAAAAAAATAATGTCAACTTGTCAGTTTCGAGATAAAAATAATACGCTAAAAACATTCATACATATACCAAAGACAGCAGGCCAAAGTCTTACCCAATGGATACGTCATCACGATAAGCAAACAGTATTGTTTAATATGCATGCAAGTGCCTCAGATTTAATTTCTCAAAACATACCGCTTGGCGAAACATTTACAATAATTAGAAATCCTTACGATCGTGTAGTAAGTACATTTTCTTATTATCAAGCTAACGCTCTTAGACAAGTTGATCAAAAAAGAATTGAGTTAATTACTGACCAAGAAATTTTGCAATGGGAAAAACAAAGAATTGAAGCAGTTAGAGCCCAGGATTATTTTACGTCATTAACGTTTGAGCAATGGCTATTAGAGTGTATTGAAGATCATAGAAAATTTTGGGTAGTAGACAACAGTCTTACTGAGTATACAAAATATGTAACTACAATCTTTAAATACGAAACATTAGAAAACGATTTTAAAATAATGGAAGATTGGTTTTATACTAGATTAGATTTTCCAGAAATAAACATTACTAGGATGGACGATTATCGACACTATTACAAAAGTCAAAAAACTAAAGATTTTGTGTACGATTTTTTTCAAGAAGATTTTAAAAATTTTGAATATACGTTTTAATAATTAAAGCTAAATAATAATAGTAGCACTTAATGGAAATCTTGTATGACTAAAAAATTAGAAGAATTATTAAACTTGCCAGAATCTAAAGAAATAGTAGATAACGTGCGGTCTGCTGAAAAAAAGAGAGTTAAAGAAGCAGCAGTAGTTGAACAAGAAAATACTAAACGCGACATAGCTGAATTTGACAAAATTGCCAGCGCATTACCACAGGTTCAAGGGTTAGGCGACATGGCTGATACTGAACTAAATGATATTGCTCAACGAGCTCTTGACGCTTATGAAGATCTAATGGATCTAGGTATGAATGTAGAGGCAAGATACAGTGGTAGGGTATTTGAAGTAGCAGGCAATATGCTTAAGACCAGTCTTGACGCTAAAGTAGCTAAGATTGACAAGAAGTTAAAAATGGTTGAATTACAGCTTAAAAAAGAAAAATTAGATAAAGAAGATAACAACGATAGCGGAATAATTGACGGAAAAGGGTTTGTTGTTACTGACCGTAATAGCTTAATTGAACGGCTCAAAGGCATGAGTAATGATAAATAATAAACAATGGGATTGCACACGATGAAGAATTTTAAAGATTTTTTAACAGAGTCTAAAAAGACCTACAAGTTTCTAATTAAGGTAGCAGGTGATCTACCCGAAGGATTTGCGGATAGTATGAAGCGCAACCTAGAAAAATTTGAACTAGTTAAACTGTCAGCACCAAAACGTACACCTATTCAAGAAACTCCATTAGATTTTCCACAGATGCAAAATATGGAAGTTCATATGTTTGAAGCCGAAGTTAACTATCCCACAACAAGTCACGTGTTACAACACTACCTAGCAGACAACTGCATGATTGCAAAAAATCGCTGGGTAATTAGAGGTGAAAATGATCCTCTAGAAAGACAACAAAATATTAAAGAAAATGAACCTTACGAACCTTTGTTAACTAAACAAGATATGGGCGGTGAAAGTGCCCAACCTAATGTTGGTCAAAATAGAGTGATGGATCTATTAAAAGAATTAGAAATTGCTCGTAAAGAAAGAAACGTAGAACCTGCGGGTGCAGTTACTAGCGGTAAGAGCAAACAGATGGATACTAAAGAAAACGCAACTAGCGTCATAGGAAACTAATTATGGATATGAATAAACTACTCGCCACTCTTAATGGCATTGAAAAAGGAACTATTAAAGGTACCGCACAAAAAGAAGCAGGCGCGATGAAAAAAATCCTTGAATCTTTTGACAAAGTACAAGTAGCTGAATGCGGCACTATGCCAGGCACAATGGGCGGCATGCCGCAACGTGAAGGCACTCCAGTTAGTATGAACATTAGCTTAAATGCAAGCGGCAAAGAAAATGTTGACGAACTAATGAGTTTGTTAAAAAGTGCTGGACTAGATAGCTCGTCGATGTCAATGCCAATGCCAGCAAAGACTATGCCAATGGCATTGGCTATGGATAATGCGGAAATGGAAGAAGAAGAATTTTCTAATGCCCCAGATGAAAAATATAGTGATACAAAATATATGACTAAGGATCTTAGCGGCGGTATTAACGGGCAAAAGAAAATGTTTAAGCCGGCTGCAGGCGGAGATAACCCAATGGCAGTAGAAAGTATCAAAGAACGTTTATGGGCTGCACTCAAAGAAAAGAAAGCAAAACCAGATTTCTTAGATATGGACAAAGATGGCAACAAAAAAGAGCCAATGAAAAAAGCTGTATCTGATAAGAAAGGCGCTGCACCTAAAAAGGGTGTTAATCCATTTGCTAAAAAAGTAAAAGAAGAAAAATCTTCTACAGGTGGCGAGATTGATCGTTCAAAGAAGGGCGTTACTAAGCATACAGAAAATCCAAAGCGTTACAGTGATGAGCCACATGCTGAACCAAAATCAGATGCTAAGTCTAGATCTGCTGCTGAGAAAAAAGGCGCTCCAGAGCAGAAAAAGTCTAAGACTGGAACTTGGGGTGTTGAAGGTGGTAAGAAATTTGATAATACCAAAAAATAAGCTATTATAGATAGCACTCAAATGGGCTCTCCGGAGCCCATTTTTTTGAGTAAATAAACACATGAGTAAATCACTAGACGGCGTATTAACCAAAAAAGCTAATAAAAAAGAAACATATACTGAAAATCAAATTGAAGATTTGTTAAAGTGTATGGACCCCGAATCGGGCTATCTTTATTTTGCAAAAAACTTTGCATATATTCAGCACCCGGTAAAAGGCAAATTATTATTTGATCCGTACGAATATCAAGAAAGGTTAATGGAATCTTATCACAATTATAGATTCAACGTTAACATGTTACCTCGTCAGACTGGAAAGACTACTTGTGCCGCGGTGTATCTTGCGTGGTTCGCAATGTTCCATCCTGATCAAACAATTCTTATTGCAGCACACAAATATACAGGTGCTCAAGAAATTATGCAGCGTATACGCTATGTGTACGAATTATGTCCAGATCACATTAGAGCAGGTGTTATCAATTATAACAAAGGCAGTATTGAATTTGAAAACGGTAGTCGTATTGTAAGTGCTACTACTACAGGTAATACCGGTCGCGGTATGTCTATATCACTCTTATACTGCGACGAGTTTGCATTCGTTGCTCCTAACATTGCAGACGAGTTTTGGACGTCAATATCACCAACACTTGCAACTGGTGGTAGAGCAATTATTACTTCAACTCCAAACTCAGACGAAGATACATTTGCTACAATTTGGAAAGATGCTGATAAAAAGTTTGACGAATATGGCAATGAATCAGACGTGGGCATTAACGGGTTTCACGCATTTACATGTCACTGGAGTGAACACCCTGATAGAGACGACAAATGGCGCGATGAAGAAATTGGTAGAATTGGTGAAGAAAGATTCCGTCGAGAGTACGGCTGTGAATTCTTAGTATTTGATGAAACACTGATTAGCAGTATTAAACTTGCATCATTAGACGGTAAAAGTCCTATTCTTAATATGGGCCAAACTCGTTGGTATAAAAAGCCCACAAGCGATAATACCTATTGCGTTGCACTTGACCCGTCAATGGGTACCGGAGGAAATAATGCAGCTATACAAGTTATAGAATTACCTACATATAAGCAAGTAGCTGAGTGGCAACACAATACTACTGCTATCCCTGGTCAGATAAGAATTTTAGCAGACATATGCAAATATATCGAATCCGAAACTAAAAATTCTACAGGTATTTACTGGAGTGTAGAAAACAACGGAATAGGCGAAGCAGCACTAATTGTAATTAACGATTTTGGAGAAGAAAATATTCCAGGATTAATACTACACATTCTGCAAAAATTACAGCCTGTAGTAGATTAAAAACAATGGTTGAAAATGATAAATTAGAAGTTAATTCTAAACCTCTAATTTCTGAGTTTAAGAACTTTATTGCTACAGGTAGTTCCTACCAAGCTAAATTAGGACAAAGCGATGACTTGGTTAGTGCTACGTTATTGTCCATACGTATGATAGATGTGCTCAAAGATTGGGATCCTAGAGTGTATAACACCTTTAATCAAACAGACAATTTTGAAGATTACGAGCCGCCGATGCCGATATTCATTAGCACCAACTATTGATAAATACAACATATGAAAAATCTAGATTTTATAGCAGACGAATTATTCAACAAGATTAGAGGAAGATTCCCCACCATCACTATTGGTAATGATAGCGGTGAGGTAACTAACGTTCCAAAAGAGGCTCGTTTCTTTGATTTTGATTATAAAGAAGGTGATAGAAGCCTAGGTAAAGTAAGTGTTAGTCTTGACGAAAAAACTATATCAGTAATGTACAGTGATGATTTTGCTGAAAACGAAGATACAGCAACACGTCAACATTGGTATGAATTTTTAAAAGAATTACGTCAATTTAGCAGAAAGCGTTTGCTAAATTTTGATACTCGCAATATTACAAAATCAAATCTAGATAAAAGAGATTATAAATTTCTCGCAACAAACCGGACCGGAGAAGATACAATGGTAGAATCTAAAATGTATGGTACTAGCAGAACTAGTTACCAAGATGTCGGCAATGCTCGACTAGCTATAAAACATAGCCAACCTATTAATCAAGTGAGGCCAGCTGGTAGAACACAGCACATTGAAAGCATCTATATTGAAAGCTCCGAAGGTGAAAGATTCAAATATCCATACCGTCACTTAAACGGAGCAAGAGCAATGGCTCGTCATGTAGGCGAAGGTGGCAAGCCATTTGATGACTTTGGATCACACATTACAAGTTTATCCGAAGAACTATCTAAGCTAAAGAAATTTAAAACATACATGGGTCGTTCAAGTGTAATGGCAGAAGGTCTTAGTGATTATCTAGATGCAGTTAATGAAAGAATTGTTACAGTAAAATCTGCCATACACGGACTACAAAGAGAAACATATTATAAAGAAGCAGTTGCTGGATTCACAGTGCCTGTGATGGAAGAAGTACCTAGCGATGTTGCAGAAAATTGGATTGACCAATTAACTATTCGTCAATTTAATGAAGAACTTAAAGATGTATTTCCATACATTTATAGACTAGTAAGCGAACATACGAAAGCAAAAGAACTGGGTCCAGATGACTTATTAGGTGAAGGCCCAACTTGGGACAAATTTAAATCAGGTGTTGGACAAGCAGCTGGCGCAATCGGTGATGCAATATTTGGTAGTAAAGAAGAAGAAGATGCTAAAACCATATTAGCAAAACACATTGTTACTCAAACACGCGACAAGACAGCCGCTGGAAGAGTTTTAGCTTCGTGTAACGGCAATGAACTAGAGTGTTTATATTCTTACGTTAAAGAAAAACGCTTACCAGAGACTCCAGAAGTACAACAGATTGCAAAGAAGTTTGGTCTTAAAGGTACTGCTAATATGCAAGTAGATAGCATTGATCATGACAAAGGCAAAGGCAACGATGTTAAATCAACTCTTGAAAGAATCAAAGGTGCATTCCAAGATTTTGAATCATGGGCTGAAGATTTAGAAGCAGGCGCATTATCATCAGGTGATGATACCAAAGAAGATACTGGACAACAAGATTTAGGCAATGGATTTATGTTAACTTCTATTGAAGCATTTGGTGCTACAAGAAAAGCAGTACTAGATACACAAAGTAAGACACATTACATACTTAACAAGCAAGACAACGGTTCTGCTATAGCTAGAACTCCGGCTAAGTATCTCACTATAAAAGATGGAAAAACAGGAGCAAGTATGGGAGGTCCTGAGACTGATGCAGCGTTTGAAAAAGCAGGACTTGTTAAAAAAGAAGGCAACGCATACGCACATGCTGTACAACAAGCAAAAATGCAAGGCAAAAAGAAAGGCGACAAGGTTCCACATCCTAATGGTGACGACCAAATCACCCTTGAGAAGAAAGTGCCAGTCACAGAGTTTGTTCTCTCTTTATATGACAGAAACACAGGTACGTTCCCCAAAGGTGAAACTGCTGTTCTTACTGCTATCGAAAAAGATTATGGCGAGTCGTTCATAGAACCAGCCAAGCAGTTTATAGAACGGATTAATCAAACATTTGAACAATTTCAAATGGAACAGTCACCGCAACAGTTCGATCCTGAATTTCAACGAATGAAAGAATTGGCTGGCTTAAGATAAGCTAGATGATTTTTTAGTCAGGTTTTTTCAAGAAAATAACTTGACAAGGTAAGTAACATTGTGTTATTATATACACAGTGCTACATTAAAGGCACAAAGCACATAGGCAAATTTATAGGAGGCACATACTATGGCATCATTATCAGAAATTAGAGCAAAGCTCAAAGAGCAAGAAGGCCGTGCAAGCGGTAACAATCAAAGTTCAGGCGGCGACAACGCAATCTATCCGTTTTGGAACATGAAAGAAGGACAAAGCGCAACGCTTCGTTTCGTTCCAGATGGTAACACCAATAATACATTTTTCTGGGCAGAGCGTCTCATGATTAAACTTCCGTTCGCGGGAGTTAAAGGCGAGACAGATTCACGTCCTGTACAAGTACAAGTACCTTGTATGGAAATGTATGGTGAAAGCTGTCCAATCCTTAACGAGGTTCGTGCGTGGTTCAAAGATCCAACTCTTGAAGACATGGGTCGTAAGTACTGGAAGAAAAAGAGTTACATCTTCCAAGGGTTTGTAGTCGACAACCCAATCTCCGATGACAAGACACCAGAGAATCCAATTCGACGATTTATCATTGGTCCTCAGATCTTCCAGATCATCAAACAAGCATTGATGGATCCAGACATGGAAGAATTGCCAACTGACTTCACACACGGTGTAGATTTCCGTCTTAACAAGACTTCAAAAGGTGGCTACGCTGACTACTCAACTTCAAGTTGGGCACGTCGTGAGCGTCCGTTAACTGACGCAGAAATGTCAGCAGTTAATACTAATGGGTTGTTTAACATGAGCGACTATTTGCCTAAGAAACCAGGCGATGTAGAGCTTAAGGTCATGAAAGAAATGTTTGAAGCATCAGTAGATGGTGAAGCATTTGACATGCAACGTTGGGGACAATACTTCCGCCCAGCCGGAATGAGTTCTAAGACTGGCGATCCTGTTGCACCATCAGCAGTTACTCCAGACCCAGATGACGAGCCAGTTAGTGCTCCTGTAAAAACGGCAACTCCTGCTCCAAAAGCAGAACCTAAACAAGCCGCAGGCGGCAACGCACAGGACATTCTAGCAATGATCCGTTCAAGACAAAACAACGGTTAATTAGAATAGGTAAGGCCTCTGTACGCAAGTACATGCTTTACCATCTTGGCTTAATAGGAGAAAAATATGGCTAAATCTTTTGATGTTAGTAAGTTCCGTAAGGACTTAACTAAAAGTATCTCAGGCGTGAGTGCTGGATTTAATGATCCCACTGATTGGATTTCAACAGGATCATACGCATTAAATTTCCTCATCAGCGGCGACTTTCATAAAGGCGTACCGCTAGGTAAGGTAACTGTGTTTGCAGGTGAGAGCGGTGCAGGAAAATCATATTTCTGTTCAGGTAATATTGTAAAAGATGCACAAGCTCAGGGCATTTTTGTAGTTTTAATTGATTCAGAAAATGCTCTTGATGAAAGTTGGTTACACGCACTTGGCGTTGATACCAGCGAAGAAAAGTTGCTTAAACTTAATATGGCAATGATCGACGATGTAGCAAAAACTATTTCGACGTTCATGAAAGATTATAAAGCAATGGACGAAGCAGATCGACCTAAAGTATTGTTTGTAATTGATTCACTAGGTATGTTGTTAACACCTACTGATGTTAACCAGTTTGAAGCAGGTGACATGAAAGGTGACATGGGCCGTAAGCCTAAGGCACTAACTTCATTAGTTCGTAACACTGTTAACATGCTAGGTAATGCTAACGTTGGATTAGTCTGTACTAATCACACGTATGCAAGTCAAGACATGTTTGACCCCGACGATAAAATTTCAGGTGGTCAAGGCTTCATTTATGCTTCAAGTATTGTAGTTGCTATGAAAAAACTTAAACTTAAAGAAGATGAAGATGGCAATAAGATCTCAGACGTAATGGGCATTCGTGCTGGTTGTAAAGTAATGAAGACTCGTTATGCTAAACCTTTTGAAGGGGTGCAGGTCAAAATTCCATACGAGACTGGAATGAATCCTTACAGTGGACTAGTTGAATTATTTGAGAAAAAGGGCTTGTTAGTTAAACAAGGCAATCGTCTTAAGTATGTTGACATGTCTGGTAAAGAACATATTGATTATCGCAAGCAGTGGGACGGTCCTAAACTTGATTTGATTATGTCAGAGTACAATGAAAAAATGGTCACATTGGTAAATAACTCAGAAGCTGTAGTAGGTAACGAAGAGTTTACTGAGGAGTGAAACTAATGGATGAAAGTCAAATCGTTGATATCTGGGGTACATTTAAAGAGTACATAGAAAAGAAAAATCTAGAAGCAGCCGCTGAAAGATTTATCGACCTCTGTGCTGATTACGGTGTACCAGAAGAAACGTTAACTTCGGCAATAGGCAGTTGTGCCTATCTCGATCAAGCAATTAATTACTATCTAGAATTAGACAGTGACGGAGTGCTTGACGAAGAAATGGATTGGGACTAGTATGGGTTGGTATTCAGAAGTATCTCGTGATATTTCAAAGATTCCTGATGCAGTTATGCATTTTGAAAACGAACTAGTACAGGCTCGACAAGAAGTTAAGCTCAAAGGCAATGTTGAACGTGCCGCAGCAGAGATGCCCGGCATTGTTGAACAAAGATTCAACCAACTTCAAGAAATTGAGGCAATTTTAGAGTATATGAACATAGAACTACGTAGACTGCGTAGTTCTTACTTTAAGAAATATCTAGAAAATTATCAACGAGCACTAAGCAGTCGAGATGTTGAGAAGTATGTTGACGGTGAAAGTGACGTAGTTGACTACGAAAAGATTATTAATGAGTTTGCACTTGTTCGTAACAAATGGCTTGGTGTTTTGAAGGCATTAGACCAGAAACAATGGCAAATTACCAACGTAGTTAAGCTCAGAGTTGCCGGTATGGAAGACGCTTCGCTCTAAGCAGTTACAAAGTTATAGGTGCTTGATGCATCATGCACGGCGCAGTACTTGGAGTTAATCCGGTCTGCGCCGCCTTGCTGAATATCCCCAAAGAATTCATGTTGGTACTGGGTCATTAGGCGTTTATACACCTCATCATCCGTCTCTGCACGGTAAATTTCATCATAGTGCTCGCGACCAAAGTGAGCATAAAGAGCAAAGGTTCGAGTGAGTGCTTTCACTTCATTAGGCTGAAGGTAAGGCTGTGGCATCCGAAGAGCCCACGAATCGAGGTAGCCACCACCCATCTCAGAGCTGTCTTGACCATTGATGAAATTTTCAGGTAAAAATCCATTTTCTACTGCCATGGCCCTCAAATCTGTACCATGGTATGGTTGAAACATCGAAATGGTTAAACCGTCATACCCCTTGCTGGCTCTTATCATGTCAGCAGTTTCAAGCACCATGCTCCGAGTTTCAAACGGTTTGTACTTGCTCCACATCTCGCAAAATTCAAAGATTTCACGTTTCGGCCTGGCCAAAAAGCTGTCATCTTGGAACATTATAAGGTCAGGCTCATAAAGCTCTTTGTAGTAGAGTAAATCTCTCTCAATGGTCTTAACACACTTGCGCCGCATGAAGTTGCCAGTACCAGCCGCCTTAGAAAAGTTTCTTGTGTTAGGACTATTGCAGTATGTGCAGTTATAGGGACACCCTCTATAAGTCTCCATTGATACTGCTCTTTTGAAGATTTTTCCACC